CACTAATGTCTTAATCGAACGCAACCACCTTCCGACATGTGGTTTCGCATTTCTGCGTCGAAGCGCCCCTAGCAGGGTATTTTAGATATACGTGTGTTTCCTATGGATGTGTGCAACGGTGGTGTGTAAACTAATGTACATGTAGATATTTGAAGAAATGAGATCTAGTATCCCGGACGCCTAATTCGTAATCGCTCTTAAGAATCTTAGATACTGCGGAACAGTGATATGATTCCTGGTAGCTAAGCGAACCAGCGCGCTCGTTAAGTCTCTGGATTTCGGGTCCGGTGAGTCTGTAACGTCGATAAAAGTTCTCGTCTTCTACTGTGATGTGTGTGTCTTTTTCCTCGGTGTATACTTTGTATGCTAACATTTCTTTGATGACTTTCTCGGTCTCTTTAGAAGCTTTGTCAACTCCAGTGCTACGTCTCATGTTGTTGAGCAATGTGGTGTTGGTTCGTGGGTACATACCGTTCAAGAGGCCGAATTGGAAATCTTTAGCACGTTGCTCCAGATTTCCTCGACCAGGTAAGTCTCCGTTACACGTTCCGCTGGCTCTCAGGAGTACTCCCAAATTCAAAACGGGTTCCCAATGTCCGAGGATGTCGAGCACAGGAGAGTGTTTTAAAAATTGGACGTCTTCGAAGAGTTCCAGTGGTTCGGTGCCGGTGATTTTATAACCACAATTGGCTGCTGCTTCAATCAGCCTTTGAGATGAGATGTCTCTAGATTTACTTATACTAGAAGTGATGGAAATACATATGAAGATGCAGGCTAGGTTGTTTATCGCAGTGGTGATTGTGGAACCTGAAGCGAGATGCGGCTCATCAGGTTTCAGTTTTACACTCTCACTGGGATTTCCTTGGCTGCGAATATGAATGGGTGTAGAAAGTTGGTCCACCAAAATCCTCAGATAAGGCTGGACATTAGGCGGGACCAATGCAATTAGGGATTCAAAGATTGAGACTCCGTGTGAACTGTCACAACTACTGATGTCAAGGTTCCACCTGTACACTTTCCCGTTGATTCTGTACGAGAGCACAGAGTCATCGGAGAAATATACAAAGTAGAACTGACCTTCAGGTTGATGGATCTGTCGGAAAACCTCTCGCAACGTTTTGCGATCTGGTCTTTTACAAAATTCGATTTTTCCCCCTAAAAAGAACAAAGGTTCCTTCGACATAGCAGTTTTGAGTAACTCGGTTATCCAAGCTCCTTGCAAACTGGCTGATACGCCTAGATCCCCTATCCCTCGTGGTTTCTTTCCTGGTTTGGCCCACTCACCTTTCTTGATTTTGTACAAAACATGTCTGATCCACAACGGATCATACCTCTCACTAGTGAGGTTTAGATCCATCCACGCCATTACGCGTAAATGTTTCTTGTTGTGTGGATCGGCATGATGCCTTTCGGCTAGTCTCTCCAAATCTGTAAAATCGATGAAATGTAAGGCATATTGTTTCCTCAATTGATTTACGATGTGTGAATGTTGCCTGGTGAATATCAATTGGTTGTGTTTGTATGCTTCATGTTTGCCAGGTTCGTCGGGAAAACGCTTACCGTATAAACGTCTGCCTGCTAAATTGGCGTTGTGGTTGTTGTTAGCGTATATGCATGCGTCATGTGGGAAGGATGGTCCAAAGACGGTGCGATATGTGCCATCCTTAGAGATGACCGGTGAAAAATTGAGATTGCCGTTATTGAAAAACTCCCCCCCTTTCAACACTCTAAAAGAGGTGTCGAAAAGATAGGGTTCTTCTATGTGACAATCAACCACACCTACTCGAAACACTGGCCGATGCGTGGTGTGCGACGGAATCGACCAGTGTGACGAAAATCCGGGCGTTTGGCAACTCCACCCACTGGTATGAGCAGACTGTCGGTTAGGCCCCGGAGTATGTATCTGTTGAATGTGTATCGTAAGGTGTTCTCGTATATATCATAATTTTGTTCCCGAAAAAAGTTGTACTTCTCTTCGGCGGTTGCGATGTGCCTTATGGCATAAAGGAAGTCCTTATGGACGCTCCCATCCTTCCCGACCGCGACGCGACTGCATAAATGTTTGTCTTCGTATAAAAGCTTGGCCAACTGTGTGAACACCTCGACAACCGTGACGGATTCATAAGAATCGGTTAACAGTTGCTGCATGTGTTGATGTCCGTCGACCTCACTCTTACCTTCCCTCCAAGCCCACGTCTTATTGTGGAATTCTGAAACTGCCATTTCCTCCCCACGGTGAGCGTTAACTACAGTAGTGGTTCGAAAAAACAGATCAGGTAAGAACTCGGAGAGTCTGGGTATGCGTAAAAGTCCTTTCTTTTTCCCGATCGGGCTGCCCAAATATAGGTTCACCATCTCAGTCTCCGCGTTATACGCAGTTTCCTTGATGATCATTGTGGTTTTGGGTATCTCGGGTGTCAATGGAGTAGGGGTAGGAGGTTGAATGACTGAACTGACATTGTGGAAGACCACACTCGGCTCGATGGACACTGGTGTGGCCAATACCTTCTGAAGAAATGATGTTGAAGCTTTCGCTTTGTCACACCCCTTTGTGGGGGCGGTAACACATTGGTGTTTAAATTCATCATTGTTTTGGTCGCACTTCGACTCTTCCAGGTATTCGCTCAGCGTTTGTTGATCATCCGACTCCTCTTCATTATCCTCGGGGTGGAAATGGCAATCCTTATCGGGACACTCGTCAAGTGTGTAACGACAAAGAGTAATTTTATTGCGTGAAGCGGTTTTATCCTTCTTTTCTTCGCGTTCACGTCTCCTCTTACCAGTAAGAGGTTTCGCTCTCCAATGTGAGTGGGAGCTCCGATTACATTGTCCTCCTATCATGCAATCGGTGGGTCCGGAGTACCCCGAATTTTGTACTGGTCCCTCTCCTGGGTAACCGCGAGTCGAATCAAATTTTCTCACGTGCTTACCCTTTCGATGGACTCCGGTCCCACGTGGCTGCTTGCCACGTGGTCCAGCGCGCTTCTTATCTTGGCGCTCATCCCTTTTATCTTTTCGACTGATCCGTAGCGGGGCGACTTCGGGCCATGTTTTAGTCGGACTCCCTCGTTCGTTGAGAGGAGCCGTGACTATTCGTACTTTCATCCTGCGCGTCGACGGCAGGGTATAACCAACTTGTGCAAGGTTCGTTTGAATAATTTCAGCTGATTCTTTGTCCTCAGAGTTCATGAAGCTCTGATTGGCACGTTTAGTAAGGGCATGAAAACCCTGTAAGTGTGGAGGCAATCCATGTGTGCACTTAGTGACTAACTTGTGTTGATGACGGACTAAATGGGGGGTGTTCACTCACCGGTTGACCCAAATGTAATGGTCCCAGACCCAAAGGTCTGGGGTGAGAGGTGTGCAAACCTCGTGTTGTGCCCGGAGGCCACAATTTTTATCTTTTGAGTCTTACTGACTAAATTCCTCCTCATCCTTAACACCCTTTGACCGTGCTCCCACTTCGACAGTGGTAGGAATTGCATAGCAGCACGTTGACATGGAAAGTGTTAAGGCTCAAGATTGTAAAAGAATATTACTGCGGATGGCGCTCAAGGCCCTGTTACAGCAGGTGTGGTTGATCCGTAAGGTACGGATCAAAAGGTTCCGGCCGCGGTGGCGACCATATTCACTCCAGTAGCCATTTCACCAATGGGTCCCGGAATGAAAGAAAGTGGAGTGGCGATTCCACGGATGATGCTGAGAATGCGCCTCCAGAAGCTCTCGTTTTGAGCAGATGGTACGCCAATGGGCAGCATCGAAGTGATGTATTTATATTGAAGCAAGGCTGCTTCATCTGGAGGTGGGGAAAACCTCGAGAATTGGTGGAGCATGGAACTCTGAACGGGTTGATATTCAGTAGTCTGCCAGCGCCGGAAGAAAAAGGTTTGAGGGGCAGCAGTGGCGGGCACTTCGACTCGAAATAATATAGAGTCAAAATTACCAAAACCCAACATGGGTCCGGTAAAAGTGAGTGCACTATTAGCTGCAGGTACATTTCCAAAAGGTGCGCTTATTGAACTAAGTGCGTTAACATTGTCTCGAATGTCGCAAAACTCAAAAGTTGAGTCACGATGCATCGAGACAGTATAAACACCAGACTTAGTGTCGGAAACGTAGACCTGGGAGCTGTTGCTAGCTTGTCCAACGCCGTCGATGCCGGTAAGCACCTCAACTGTCGATCCGGCCACCGATAATGAATCCCTGGTAGAGGAAGTCAGTTGAAGGGGGGTGCGGAAAGAGGTGATGGTGCCTGCGAAATCGAAGTTGTTATTGGTGGATGAAAGTTCGGCTGACATGGCGACAGTTCGAAACTTGTCAACTTCGGTGGTATTTGAAATTTCAAATGCCAAGTCGGAGAATCCGACCGCGTTTGGGAATAAGCTCGCGGTGTCAGGAAAAAGGATGGGAGTGAAAGTGGAAGCGGCGGGTATTTCAAAACCCGTCGGGGCCAGCTTGCTCTCGTCCAAGGTCAATTTCCACGCAGCGACACCCGGTGTGGGGGTACTCAGAAGATAGGTGACGGTTCCAGGAGCCATAGTAAGACTCTGCGTCAGCAAATCGTTCTTCACTACCGTCTTCCCACCATACATATCGGGTATGCCAGCAGGGGCAACACCATCGAAATCCGGCGACGCAGTAGCACATTTCAAAAATGCTATGCCATCGGGCGTTAAACGCGGAGAACGCACCCGACGTGACGGTCGGTTGCGCGCTCTGGTTTGTTTCCTCGCTTTTTGTTTGTTTTGTTTGTTTTTGTTCTTTTTGTTGGGTAGTCATGAATGTACCATGCGGATGACTGAAACCGCATGGCTGCATAAAGCTGTCAAGTGATATTACACCATACCTCAAGTTGCATCCTTTCCTGGTGAACTCCGGAGCCCACACTGCTGACGGACAGTGTGGTCGAAGCATCCATTATTGGAAAGGCAAGAGGACAACGCCGAGCCACCGGGGATGTCCGCACGCCAATATCGTCGGGATACGCGCGTGCACCATTACGTAGGTTTAGGATCTGTAAATCTTATGTCACGGAAAACAAACAAAAAGCGAG